CGTTACTTCAAAGAATACATTGATCGCAGAGACGGCAAGATTCCAGACATCATCATGAGCAAATTGGCTGATGCCAAGGCCCTCCGCAATTTCCTCGCTGATTCTCCCGATGGCGAAGCCGAATCGGCGGACCCGCCTACAAAGGCTCGCTAGCGGTTATGGAGTCAAGATCGCGGATCAATCCGTTTGCCACGGTCACTGTGCCCCCATGGACTTCTGCGAATCATGGTGTTACGAACGGCCGGATCTTTCACTCGTCATGGGACCACGAGGCGGCGGCAAGTCATACAACGCCGGCTTCTGCACCCATGTAGATTCCATCAGGTATTCAGACCATGCTACCAAGATTCTTGGCGGCAGTCTTGCCCAGTCCGAACAGATCTACAAAGCACTTGGCGACTTCAGACAAACACTTGAAGATAACAGAGACTACGATGTTATCGAGGCATACAACCGCGAACGATGCACGTATGTAAATGGATCGGTCGTCGAGTACATTGCGGCAACCAGCAAAGCAGCTCGAGGCCCTCACGTTCCCAGCCTTCGCCTCGATGAAGTCGATGAAATCGACGAAGGCATACGTGAAGACGCCATCGGCATGGCAATGGAACTCAACGGCTGCAAGCCCATGATCACCATGACTTCCACGTGGCACCGCGTTGGTGGCCCCATGTCCAAACTCCTGGACCGCGGCAATAACGGAGAATTCCCTGTTTATAAGTTTTGCCTGTTTGAGATCATTGAACGTTGCCCCGATGATGTCAGTGGACCCAATCTGGAAAACTGCCCCTCTTGCCCTCTTGTCAAGTGGTGCCATTCGGACATCGACTACACCGCCCTTCCCAAAGCCAAGCGATCAAACGGCCATTATACCCTCGCATCAGCATTTCAGAAAATCAAAGCGTTGTCTGCCCGTGTGTTCGAGTCGGACTTTCTCTGCCTCGGCCCCAAGGCGGAAGGGGCATGGTTTACCGAGTTCAATGAAACCGCCAACGTGGGAACAGATGCAGAGTTTGACCCACGACTGCCCGTTTATATCAGCATCGATTCAGGTGTGTTTACTGGAGCTGTTCTCCTCCAGTTCCGCGAGGAAAGCCACTACGTCACTGTCTTTGCCGATTACCTGGCGGAAAACGTCCCGGCAGAAACCGCCGCCCGATCCATCCTCGCACTTGCCAACGCCACGGCCGGGTCGGCACTTCGCCGCGTGTCAACAGATGCTGCTGGCGGAGCCCGTAATCCCGTCGGACCTTCCGTCATAGCAGAATATGAGCGTGCCGGATTACGAGGCACTCATGGCATCCAGCATTGGCCCCGCTACCCTGGATCAGTCCAAGCTGGCCTGGCAACCGTGGAGGCACTCGTCAGATCAGCGGATGGCAGTGTAGGTCTACGCGTTCACCCACGCTGCCGCCATCTCATTCATGCTATGAAAGCATACTCCAGAGCAAAACGTCAAGGTTCGTTTATGGATTACCCTGAGGATCCCCAACATCCACAAGAGGATCTCGTGGACTCCCTTCGCGGCCAAGTGTCTCTTCTCATGCCGGAGGGGCGAAAGCCGGCATTCCCGTTCAAACGCCTCCAAGCATCCAAGGTCTTTTGAGTCACCATGCGTACAAGTTCCACCGTTTGCTGTAGAATGATGCGGCGGCGGTGGCCTTGCCTGCCCGCATTGGCGGAGTCCTTTGCGGGCGGGGTTTGTAAACGTCATCATAGCGGATCATAACTCATGAGTGTCGATGAACAGATCGACGTTTCTTCAGAGGAGCAATCGTTCCAGCAACCACCAGAACCTCAGCCTGTCTCAGTGCCCCCGTCTCTGGACTTCTCGGCATTATCGGAACCGCCAACCCTTTCCGTTGTTGCCGCCAATCTCGCCGCTGCTCAACGCCTCATCAATAACGTTCTTCTCGCTGAAACCCCGGGATTCACTCTTGCACATGCCAAGCAACTAGCAATCCATGTACTGGTAGCACACGACACCACTGTCTGGCTTCTCCGCCATCAAACCGCCGACCCCGCCCGCAATTCGTGGGATGCTCTGTCCCTCATCAAACAACTCCCCCCTGGCGGTCGCATTGTTGTGGAACGGGCAGCTACGTAATGCCGTGGGTTACAATCAACGGGGAACATATACTTATCGGTGAAGGGGAAAGCGTCAAGGAGGCGTTTGCCAAACGCAAGCAACAGGCATCCAAGGATAAGCAAACGAAAGGCGAGACTCCTGCTCGAAAACTCACCGCCAAGGAAAAGGCCGATCGACTTTCCAAGGGCAAACCCCTCACTGGCCTCTCGGAGAAAGCACTTCGAGCCCAGGCAACTCAGAACAAAACAGATGCAGAAGTCCAACAATATACGAAAGCTAATGAGTTCGCCTTTGCCAAACGACTCGGCGGCGATGCCAAAGCGTTCGACGACAACGGACCCACTGATATTGAAATGACTCACGGCGGCAAGCTTCACGGGTTTGAAGTCAAAACATTAACACATGGCAAGAATGATCGCGTCAACATGAAACCGGATGCACTAGAACGCAAGTTCGATTGGGAAACCGCCAACACATCCAAAATGCATGCCGTTATTCTTGACCACCGCGATAAGTTTGCGGAAGGCCGAAACGCCGACATCCACTCAGGCCACGAGATCTATTACAAACGTGGCTTGGGCAACCTCAGAATCGGAGCTATGATGAAAGTCAGGGATGAAGATCATCTAAAGGAACTCATGACGACACCATACAAGAATCTCCCCAAACAAGCTCAAGGCATCATCAGACCCCACGAAATCCGCAACCGTATCACATGAGTCAAGTAATCACCAATGAACATGGCGATCAAGCCCAAGTCGCCACCAATATGGGATGGTCCAATTTTTGCGACTGGGCAGCCACACTGGACACCAGCCAGTATACGGAAATCAAACATCTCGCTCAGCATGGCTGGGAGCGGGATCTCCATGATCTTGCGGATGAACTCGAGGAGGCGTTGCAAACCCACCCACCCCCGGAAAGCGTCACTCATACCGTACAAGCCATCATTGACTTCATACATAAGCATGACAGCGAGGTTGCCATGATTAGCAACGGAGTCGAGGCGGATCAATCATGGTAAGTGCTCCGGAAGTTGTCGATGCCCTTAATGCATGCCTTCGTGCTGAACGCACACTCCATGAAGGACTACGAGATCATCAGCATGTGTTCAATCGTCATGGCAATGAGCAGTTCGCCTATTTCTGCAAGGAACAGTATGACTGTTCTCGACAACGTGCTGATAACCTCATATGTCGTATCCTGGAGCTGGACGAACTCCCCAACCAACAAAGCGATGTTTATCCCATCGTCACCTCCCCACTCGAAGCTATCAATAATCTCATTGATGCGTTCGAGCAAGAACTACGCGGCTATTCTCAAGCCGTGGACGCAGCGGAAGCAGCCGGTGACAGGGGAACGGAATGTTGCTTGTATCATCTTATAAAAGCGGTTTCATGTGCCCTCGCGTGTGCTGAAACAAAACGTTACCAGATCGAAGGCACAACCATCCCAGTCACACCGTCACAATCGGAACCACAACCCGAGACAGAGGAACAACAATGAATGGATCCGGACCTCTCGGCATCCTCTCAAGCGGCGGCAACGGCAACGGCGGCAACGGCGGCAACGCCAAGGCGGATGACCAACGAAAGAAAGCGTTAGCTAAGGCATTGAAGAAAAAGAAAATGACCATAGGTGATGAAGAAACAACATCCAATATCAGAACCTATGGCACGCCAATCGCCCCCAAGCAGCCAAAGACGCCCAAGCCCAAGCCCCCCACCACCCCCAAACTTCCCACCGGACTTTGAATCATCAAGATGGACATCAAAGTCATGGGGACTCGCATAAACATCATCGCCCCGGTGTCCTCAGATCCACAGGAAAGCAATCATGGCAACTAACGCACCTCTCAGTGCCGTCCAAGGCATGGCACCCACTCCCACATCACCTCCGCCAGATCCACAGCAGCAGACATCACAACAACCGAATGGGATGCCGCCGTCGCCGCCAGCCACTCCCCACCCCGACCTTCAACGCCCCCCCGTCCCGGCGGGTTCCCTCGTCATGACTCAGGAGCAATACAACCGTTTCCTTTCCCGCGATGCCGAGCTCACGGAAATCGAAGCAGAAGTCGAACGCCAGGAGGCGGAAGCCAGACAGGAAGAGTTCCGCCGTCAGGCAGGCACAGATCCACAGGCGGCTATCGATGCCACTCGTGACTGGTACGAACAACGCCTCCAGGAGCAGCAAGCACGTGCTGATCGAGTTGAATCAGAACGTCTCAACGAAAGACTTACCGCCACTCTCGCCCAAGCCATTCAAGGCGTCGGCTTTGCTGGTGCTTCGGAGGAGCAGCGGCGGTATGCAGCAGAGGATTTCGTCGCCAACATATCACAACACTTTGAAGCAAGGAGGAATCCCGCAAACGGAGAGATCGACATACGTGAAAAGGTCAGCGGTCGTCCCGCGATCGAAGCCATACGTGAACGCCTAACGTCACCACGTTATGCTCACTTTCTTGCTCCCACCTCGCGTGGAGGATCGGGAACTGACGGCTCCCGCTCTTTCGTGCTACCAGAACAACCAGGACAGCTCTCGGATTTCCAAAAGCAACAGGCAGACTTCATACGTTTACGTCGCAGTGGCGGATTTAACGGCCAGTGGCCAGCCTTCGGCCTCGTCCCCGGACAGATCCCGCCTACCAGTTAATCAACGCATCCACGTCTAAGTCCCAACGACTTGCAACACATGTGAGGTGATCAATGGCCCTTTATCAAGGCGGACCCGTTGACCAATATACTTCGTTCGCCGCAGGCGTTATCCCAAATGACGTATTCGGCGTCGCGATCAATTGGTTCGTCAATCGCACCCCTCTCGTTTCCAGACTTGCCAAGTTGCCAGTAGGATCAAATCAATTCTTGATCACTAATGACAACTACCGCCCACGCTCCACCGCCCTCACCGGAGCCTACTCTCTCGCCGGCACAACTCTCGTAGTTGCTGATGCCACTATCTATGACATTGGCGATGTTCTCCAATGCCAATCGGAATACTTTCTTGTCACCGGCACACCCAACGCTGGATCAGCCGGAGCCAACGCAACAACAATCGTTGTTACATACGGCTATGCCGGATCAGCAAACGCCACTCATGCATCAGGCCAGATTCTCTACACCCGTACCAACACACGCACTGGTGCAGAGATCAACGTATCATCGGTTAGTCGTCTCCCCCAGGCAGTCATCCAGCAAGTCCAGACCGTTCAGCACGCTTACCAGATCGGCGGTGCACTCCAAGCCAACCAGAATTACACCGTCGGCTTCAACTCCCCACTGGACCGGGATCGACTCCTCGCAATGCAACACACGATGGATGATTTTGAATCGTCCATCTATTACGGCGTCGCCGTTCCTCTTACCGCCACGGGCACCAGGCCCATGATGGCGGGCCTGGCCAGCGGAACTGCCTCCGGACTCATCAAAACCAACTATGTCTCTACACCAGCCAACGCGGCAGCCTACAAGCCCTCTGATCTCGTCAGAGACACACTTCAGGCGGCGTTCAATGGTGGAGGAAACCCAACCGTCTTGATCGTATCCACGGATTTCCTCACGGGAATGGCGGTATGGGGCCATGCAGCCATGCGATTGCCAGCAGGCGAGAATGTCTACGGCACTCCCATCGATGTATTCAAAGCTCCGTTCCTCCAGGATATCACCATCATTCCTGCCCCCCTCCTCCAGCCTGGCAGTGCCATTTGCCTCAGTGATCCAGAGGTGCGTATTCGTCTCAAACGCCCCATGATCGACAAACCACGGGGCAGCCGTGGCGATGCATACGAAGGTGATATCATCATGGAAGGTGCCATTGAATTGGACAATGAGGCACATCATTCGTTCGTCACCGGCGTCACCGCGTTTTCCGCATCGTGAGATCCACGCATGCGGCCATCAGCACCGATGCATACCACGTTCAATCCCCGGCCGTACTGTCCAAGGTGCGGCCGGGAAGTCACCGGCTGGTACACCGACTGCTCCAACCTCCGTCAAGTCCGCGTATACTGCGAGGGATGCTCACGCACTTATATAATCCTTCGCCTGATCCCTGCATGGACTCCAGAGCAACAAGAGAAGTGCCATGAAAATCCTTGATAATCGCCCCCCTCCGGACGCTCCCCATCCCGACTCCGGCGAAGTCGAGAACCACACTCCTTACGCTGGGTCTGTGTGGGCTGGTCCCGGCCATCCTCGCCATCCACACTGGGCCACAGCAACAGCAACTTATGTGTTCCCTGGATTCCGCCCTTACATTCAAACCACGGCAAACGCCCTCGCCCTGGACTGGGAAGACGCCACAACGGCACGGTATCTCAGTCAAGCCAGGGACTCGTGGCACGGCAAGCTAGTTCAACAGATGCTCAGTCAATTACCTCAACTTACTGCCAATATACTCTCTAATCTCATCGCCGAATCCGCATTAGACGACGCATATTCGCATTTACGTTTGTTGTATCTGTCGTGTGTCGCATTACAAGAGGGGCTCAAGCTTGCAATCCTTGATGCCACTTCGTCCCTCTCATTACCCCATCCACCATGGATCGAGGACTCTCATGACAACTCATCACACCCACCACGCCCATCACGCAAAACATCCCGACCTTGAGACCCTTGGAATCGTGCCGTTCGCTGTCACCCCGTCCGGCACCACATGGCCTCAATTCAAGGCGGGCAATCTCAAGGCTGTCCTGGACAACCTCATTGCCGCGAACCCTCCCATCGCCAATCCAACCGTCCCCGCTACTGTAGCATCCACCGTAGCCGCCTCGAGCCTTCCCGTCGGCACTGGGTACATCGCCAGTTATACATGGAATGATACGTTAGGGGAAACCCTTGCGGGTGGTGCCTCAGCTCCGTTCAATCAAGCCGACTCGGCTCACACCAATACCGCCACCATCCCCGCGTTGCCCGCTGGGGCATTATCAGCAAATCTATATTTGTACAGTCCAGTTACCCGACAGACAAGCATCTATACATCGGGCATCACGACAACCACCGTTCCTCTCAATGCTGTTCTTCCCACCGACGTCAACTCATCGGCAGTTCCCGTCATGAATACCACTGGCGGGGCGGCACATCAGGGCACAATCTATGCACTGTTCGGCTCAACATCCAACGTTGGGGAACTCAAATCCATCGCTCAAAAGATGAGCAATTATACATCCGGAGCACCCATCGCCAAGAATGACATGATCCGCATATTTCAACGCATGGCGGGCATCATCGGCTACTGGAATCAGGCAATGACAGAGATACAAACACTCGTTAATGCCAATCCCCCATCGGGCTTGTCATACAAGTTTCTTGGCACGGGCATGGCCGCACCATACTGGTCCCTCCCGTAGCCGTCTCTAGCCCTCGTGGGAACAAATCAACATAATAGGGGAGGCCCATAAGTAAGTGGCATTAGCACCCAACTCTGCCGTTCTGGAACTCCCGTGGCAGATCATCGACGGCATGCCACGCATTGCCCTCCCCACCGGACGTATGCTCACCCAACCGCATCCAGAGTGGTACCTGAATCAAAATAGATGGAGATGGCTCATTGACTCGTGGGAGGGGGGCGAAGCCTATCGTATGGCTACGTATGGATGGGACATCCACGGCATGCCCGTCCGTAACCTCATCCGTCACAAACGGGAATACCCAAGCCCATACGACCAAACCTACTCGCCCAATGTTGGCCGCCCTCCTGGCACAGATCAGTACAATCAAGCGACAGATGATGATTATGAGTTGAGACGAGCCCGCACACCCGTTCCAACATTCGTCCACGAGGCAGTGGACACTCACCTCAGCAAAATCTACGCCAAGGAAGTCTCCCGCACGGCACCGCTCCCTCTCATGGTTTGGTGGAACAATGTGGACGGACGCGGCACCACAATCGACCAATGGATGACTGACACGTTAGCACCACTATTGCTAGTATGCGGATGCCTTGATGTTGTCGTGGAGTTTCCCCCAGCTCCACCAGACGTGGAAATCAATTCCCTGGCGGATCAGATCCGCTATGGCCTCCATCATCCCGTTATTGACTACATCCTCCCGGAAAACGTAGTCTACTGGTCCCTGGACAAAGAAGGCAAGTATCTCGAGGTATTGATCCGTGAAGTCCAAGATGATCAAAATGTAACATGGCGTTACTGGAATCAAGCCTACTGGGTCATTTACGATAAGGCAGGCAAACAAATAAGCAACCAAACATTTCATGGCCTCACAGAAATACCCATCGTCAGACTCTTTGATCGCAGAAAACCACGCTGTAAAAACGTGGGACTTCCCCGATATGAAGCCATTGCCGAAATTCAACGCGAGTTCTATAACCGAGACAGTGAATTGATCCTTTCCGACACCACACAAGCACATGCCTTGCTCCAAGGTCCGGATGACTTCGTAACACCAGATGGCTCCCTCCCCGTCGGTCCTAACTGGCTCCTCCCCATGAAGGGCAACGCGGCACCCGGCGGCGGCAAATCCTACACTGGATTCTCATACGTCGAGCCTCCCAAGGCCGGAGCGGAATCACTCCGTCTCAATAAATACGACCTTCGCGATGCCGTTGACAGACATGCAAAGATGACCAAGCCCGCTGGTGTCACAGGAACCACAGCTAACGCTGTAGCACAGTCTGGCATATCAAAACAACTTGATGCCGACGACGGCAACACACTCCTTACTAAACTGGCAAGCATGTTTGCACGTAATGAAACCACCATAGCACGCCTGGCGGGCTGGGTTCTCTCAGGAGGACGCCCCATTGATGAAACCGTCACCCCCATTACTGTCGTTTACCCAACCGAATTCGATCTTACAAGTGCATCGGACATGGCTTCACTCCTCCGCCGCATTCAAGACCTGATCGGCCAAGGCGGATCAGCTCCCGTCACTGAAACCACTGCCCTCTCTCGTATCGTTCGCCAGGGATTCCGGGGCCTTTCCGACGATACGTACAACGCAATGGATCAGGAAATCGCGGGAATCTTCGGTCAAGGCCGCCAGCCGGAAATTCAACTGGCGGGTGTTCCCGATGTTGCCGGACCCGCCGCAGCCGGTCCTAACACCCGTGCCATCAACCAAGCCACACTTATGGATCCGTTGTCTCGCAATCCTGATGAACTTGTCGGATAAATAAATGGCCACTCTTTCAACCACTCCGGCCCACCCTGCCGGCAGAGTCTACTTCCCATGACAACGTACTACATTAGCCCCGCCGGGTCCGACTCCAACAACGGCCTCGGGCCCGACGCCTCCAACCCCACCAACAAGCCGTGGGCGACGATCGGCAAGGCATTGGGGGTCGGGGGTCTTGCCTCGGGGGACACAGCCTACATCGCCCCGGGCGTCTACCGCCAGCAGGTGACGCTGGGGACGACCTACACGGTGATGACCTACCTGCTCGGCGACCCCCAAAACGGACAGGGATTCAAGAATGCCTCCGGCCTCCTTCTCCAGCCCGACTATGTGCGGTGGACGGGGTGGGATGGGGCCAGCGACGTCGTGGCGCCAACGGGAAC